GATTTGACGCGCTGGCCGGGCTCTATTTCGAGTGGGCTGCAGCAGAGTCAGTCATTGCCGATCGGCTGTTCCGCTGCGGCCGGCAACCCGCGGATGCCCATCACCTGCGCTTCGCGCAACACCGCGCACTCGGGCGCAAGGTGAGCGACGAATTCATCGTCCCGCTGTGCCGCGGCCACCACCTGAGGTCCATCGCAGTGGTGATGAAGCCACATGGACCGCGATCGACAACGAGGCCGGACTGATCCCTCGCCCACTCATCGGGTGAATGGATGTCCGGATTGGTCGGATGAGCGCCGCATCGCCTCCCTGTTTTTCTTGGAAATCTCCCTGTTTTCGGGAAAAAACAGGGAACCCACGAGGATTTCCGCGATGCTCACTCACCGACCGCCAGCCGCTCGCTCGTTAAGACGCTTACGGAAGGGCGCCCTCGCTCGCGCTCCTCAATGATGTCGAGCCCAGCAGCCGGCCCCCGTTCTGCGCCAACCGGATTCACAAAGATGATCCGAAGGGCGAAGAGCAAGAACAGGCGGATGCCCCTGTTTCCTCCCTGTTTTTTCTCTGTTATTTGCTTTTGCAGAAATCATCTAAGTTTCCCCCCTATGCGGGGCACCCAAAAGGCCGGGCGCCTCCGGCTGCTCAGAGCCGAAGCCGTGGCTTGAGGATTTCACGGCCGAACCGAACCACCCTTGAACAGATCGCACTGGGTAATCAGGCGCGAGCGCTTGTCGGTGTCCGGTGCATACTTGGTCACGTTGATCGAACTCTCCTCGAGGCTTTGGATCAGGCCCTTGCTGATGGGTGAATCCTCGATCAGGAGCGTGCCCGCCCCATAGCGCCTTTTGACCTCCAAAATCTTGCGCCTGAGGTCGTCAAAACGAAGCCGCTCGCGAATGACTTCAAGAACGAAGAACACTTCCCTTCGGCGCAACAACACGACGCAGGCCGAATAGTCGCCCTTCTCTTGCTCGCTGAACGCGATGTCCCAACTCATAATGAGATGATCGCCGGGGGCGTGGGTAGGAACCGCATCGTAGAAAGTGAGCCATTTCCGTTTGATGATCGTGCCGCCCGGCGGGATCGGGCTCTGCTGATACTGCGCGGAAAAGGCGATCGGCCCCATTTCGCGTTTGAGTTCGCGGAGCACCGATTCCGGTTCATGCGACGGGTGCAAGAGCTCGCCTTGCTGCCGCACATAGCTGCGGCCGGCGCCGAGCTCGTAGGTTCTGGTCTGCGTGGCAATGGCCGGAAGGTTCAAGATTTCAAATCCGCCTTGTTCCTCCAGGTAGCCGGCGAGATCGTCCTGATGCACGCGCTGCATGACGAGCAGGATGCGTGCGACCTGCTTGTCGTCCGGGCGGCTCAGCAGCGTGGAACGATACCATTCAATCGTCCGCTTTCGGACCGCTTCGGAGTGCGCATCCTCCTGCTTCAGCGGATCGTCGATGATCACCAGGTTGCCGCCCAGTCCGGTCAAGGTGCCCTCGATCGAGGTAGTGTAGCGCTTGCCGCGAATTGTGGTCACGATCTCGCGGTCGGTTTCACGGGCCAGGCGCATGGCCGGGAAGGTGGCCTGATAGAGCGGATCATTGACCAGCCGGCGGAAATCGTTGGCGTGCGTGCGCGCCAGCTGGTCGGAATAGGAGACCGTGACGACGCGTTCCGACGGGTTATGGCCGAGAAACCAGGCCGGCAGCGCGACCGAGGCGAACAGCGATTTCAAGTTGCGCGGCGGCATGGTGACGATCAGCCGCCTGACCTCGCCGGCGGCAACCTGAGACAGTTTGTGCGCCAGGGCCTCGAGGTGCCAGTTCGCGAGTATGGGAACACCGCGCAAGACACCGCCCAACGGCGATCAGATGATGACCCGGCCGGTCCTCATCCTGTGGCTCCACATGTCCCGGCCCCAGGCCAATCCTTGGGTCAAGGCGTCGACTTGGTCGTCGTGCAGTCCCCCGGGGAAGGCGAGAAGCTCGGCGGTGAACTCTTCGAGCCAGGCGGCCTTCCTGGGCAGCCGGACCGAGCCGCCGGCGAACAGATCGGATTGAGCGATCAGCCGAGCCTCCTTATCTTTATCCGGCACGTACCGCGTGACGTTGAGCGATTTCTGCTCGAGGCTCTGGATCAAACCCTTGCTGATCGGCGATTCCTCGATCAGAAGAGTTCCGGTGCCGTACCGCCGTTTGACGTCGATGATCTTGTTGATGAGTTCGGGGAAGCGCAGGCGGGTGCGGATCACCTCGAGAACGTAGAAGACCTCTCTGCGCTGCAGCAACACGATGCCTGCCGAATAATCTCCTGTTTCGCGCTCGCTCAGTGCGATATCCCAGCTCATGATGATGTGGTCGCCGCGCTCGTACGGCGGATATTCGTCAAGGGTGGCGAGCCATTCCCGCTTGATGATGGTGCCGCCTGGCGGGATCGGGCGCTGCAGGTACTGGGCGGAAAAGGCGATCGGCCCCATTTGGCGCTTGATGTCGAGGAGAACCGCGGCCGGCTCATGGGCCGGGTGCAGCAGTTCATCCTTTTGCTGCACATAGATGCGGCCGCCACCGAGCTCGTAGCCTTGGCTCTTTGGGGCAATGGCCGGGAGATTCAAGACCTCAAATCCGCCCTGCTCCATGAGATAGCCGGCGAGATCGTTCTGATGCACGCGCTGCATGACCAAAACGATGCGCGCGAGCTGCTTGTCGTCCGGGCGGCTGACCAGCGTGTTACGGTACCAGTCTATGGTACGATTTCTCACCACTTCAGAGTGGGCCTCGTCCTGCTTGAGCGGGTCGTCTATGATCACCAGGTTGCCGCCCAATCCGGTCAACGTGCCCTCGATGGAGGTGGCCAGTCGCCGGCCGCGCAGCGTGGTCATGATCTCGCGGTCGGTGTCACGGTCGAGCCGCATCGCCGGGAAGGTTGCTTGATAGAGCGGATCGTTGACCAGCCGGCGGAAATCGCTGGCGTGGGTGCGCGCGAGCTGGTCGGAATAGGAGACCGCGACTATTCGTTCCGAGGGATGATGGCCGAGAAACCAGGCCGGCAGCGCGACCGAGGCGAACAAAGATTTCAGATGGCGCGGCGGCATGGTGACGATGAGCCGCCTGACCTCGCCGGAGGCGACCTGCGACAGCTTGTGGGCGAGCGCCTCGTGGTGCCAATTCGGCTTGAACGGCGTATTCGGTCGTACCACGCCGAAGGCATAATCGGCGAAGGCCATGAAATCGACACGCAGTGCCGCACGCAGGACGACGCTCGGCGGATAATCGACTGAGTCAGGCAACAGTATCGTCATTGCTTGTTCTCCTTCGCGTTCTTTGCCTCAAGTCGGTTTCCTGGTCGTCAGTGAGAAGCCACCGGGAGGCGGACAACCAGCACCGTACCCCGCTTGATCGAGCGGCTGCACCGGCTGGGTCTGTTTCACTTCCTGTTTGAACTTCTCTCTTGTCGTCTCTTTCTTCGTCTCATCGAGGCCATCATCCAAAAGCTGAGGTGGCGCCAGCACGCGCTCAGCAGGGATCACCTGGGCCGGGCCAGTTCGGCGTTCGACGTACCGATCGAGGATGACTTGGTCGCGGGCTGTGATCGCCTGCTCGATCTGCTGTCGGTTGTTGCCCAAAACGTCGATGCCGGCCTTTTTGGCTATGTCCAGCAAGAGACCCATTGCATGACGATCACCACTTGCGGCTTGGTTGAGAAATTGCTCGACCGCGATTTCGCCTCGCGTCAGCGAAACTTTCCGATTGCCCCGCGATACCCGCACTTTCTTGCTGATGGCCCGCTCCAAAGCCTTGCCGAGGTCGGGAATACTCGTCTGTACCTTCCGCGGCCGCCCCTCGGGATGGGGCGACTGACCGCCTTTCTTCCACCGCGTGTCCAGCGGCGGAGAACCGGGGCCGACCTTGTACTCTTCGGCTGGTTTGCTCTGCGATCCGTCGGCCTGAGATTCCAGCGGCTCGCCGCGCGTGGGATCGGATTTCTCGGGCATGTCACTGACTCCCCTCAGCTCTAGCCTGCGAACCTTGTCCAGTCAGGCGGCTCGCTTCCAGCTCTGCGAAGGTCAGATCCGACCCGGCAAGCCGTGCCGCCTTGCCGGTGTATTGCTGCCAGCGCCGGATGATGACGTCGCAATAGCGCGGATCGCGCTCGATGGCCCGGCCATGCCGTCCGGTCTTCTCGGCGGCGATGATCGTCGTGCCGATGCCGGCAAACGGATCAAGGACGATGGCACCGCGCCCGGTCACGTCCGAAATCGCATCGGCCACGAGTGCCGTCGGCTTCAGGGGGCGATGCTGGGCAAGACCGTCGCTCGAAGCGCCGACCTCCGCATATTCCCAGATGTTGGTGCGGCCGTGCTGACCCGGTTCGAATGTGTTGGTCTCTACCGCGTCGCCGTTCTTGAACACCAGCACAAGCTCGTGACGGCAGCGGTAGAAACTATCCTTCGCCGCGCTCGACCGACTTCCCTTAGCCCAGACGACGACGTCTTCGAGCGCAAGCCCGACTTCACGGCTTGCCCTGATCAGCGCGTAGAGGTGCTGCCAATCGACAAACACGAACAGAATGCCTCCGTCCCTCGTGTTGTCCTTGCTGCGCTGTAGGAATGACGCGAGAAAGGCGATGCATTGGCCTTCGGGCAGGTCGCC